TGCTGTTATTTGAATCGCTTTTACATCTGATCTCATATTTAATTCTCCTTAAAACTTGTGTGAGTCCGAAGACTCACACAAATTAATTATCTATTACGTATCGCTAAATGGTGTAACAATAGTTCCTGATCCTAAGATCAAAGTATTGTGTACTAAATACTGAGCAGATTCTAGTGCTGTAATTTGAATTACAGAACCAACAATCCCACCTGAAGTAGTACCATTCATAGAAAGCACATCATTTGATGCTGCTGGAAAGAAAGCTTTTTTAGCTCCATCATCTACAGCAGTCATAGCTGCACCTGTGAACTTATCAACACCATCTGTTTGAATTTGAACATCAGTTGCAAGTGTATCAATGTAAAAAGTGAAAGTTGCACCAATGTTATTCAAGTTGTTGTAGTCAGTAGCACCTGCAGTAGCACCATTAGCATTAGTATTAATACTTGGTAAAGTATAAATACCATCTGCATCTTGTGATATTAAAAGTCTGCCTGCGTGATCGTTTACAGTTAAATTTAATCCTTGAGCACCTAAGCCTGTAGAATTAATGTTAACTGACATTCCGGGTCCAAAACCTATAAAGCCATTTTTAGAAATGACCGGTCCTGAAAAGGTTGTATTAGCCATGATTGTTCTCCTAGTTAATTCCACATAGTCTCTAGGCCGTCGACTATACTGCGTCTATGTAGAAAATTAATATATGTATAGTGTATTTTTTATACACTACTTTTTAGTAGAGTGCAAGAGAGCCTGTAGTGTGGAGTGGATTTTTCCAACGATGTAGCTTTTTATTAAGTAGCTACTGAAACTGTAGGAGCGACAGCATCGACTTTATTCTGCAAATGAGCTTCTTTTGCTTCTGCAGATTTAATATGTAAAACAATCTTTTTTACTTCGTCGTCTATCCTCACCATATCAAGAGTATATCTACCCTTGTTAAGATGTTCTTGCTCCCATTTGAGATCCAGTGATTTTTTCTTGTTGTAAAGATCCTGGATGTGTGGTTGCATCGTCATATATAACTTCCTCATAAGTTATTCTATATTTGTCAGAGGCATATACCTTTTCTCCGACATATTCCCATTTTATAACATTTTCTCCTAGTTTGTCAACTATGGCCTGTTCAAGGGAAACTGCATCATCATTAGATGATACTTCAAATTTTGCGTAATGATCGTAAGCGAATATTGTAACTGTAAATTTTTTCATGGATTTGTTATCTTACTTTCTAAATGAGGCGGAACTATGTCCGCCTCAAATATTTTAATTAGTGATTAAACACCTTCAACACCGAAGATACCTCTATAGTCAGAAACTCCAAAAGAGTATCTTTCTCTAGCTTTGTATCTTACGTTACCAGTATCAAAGTCACCTTCCATAGCCGTTTTAATCGGCGCTCTGTCAAAGTACTTCATACCATTTGGCACGTCAGTAATGATGTAAAACGCATCTGGGTCAGTTAAGAAATTGTTCACTCTATAACCTTGAGGAACCATTCCCATTGACGCAATAGCGTTAATGTCATTATCTGCAGTTCCAGTTCTACCTTGAGACTTCATAAGTCTTTCAGCATTAAACTGGTTTTCACTAGGTACAATCATTTTAACACCTCTTGCAGCAATTTTCAGACCTCTTTCGTCTGTCATTCCAGCAATGTCGATTAAAGATTGCTCTAGTGATGTTTCGTTTAAGTCAGCTTGTACTGCTAAAGTATTAGCAACAGTCCCTGCAATTGTAGGGTGAGATACGTTAAATAAACTAACGCCGTCACCTGAATTGAAGTTATTGTTAGTTGGTAAACCTTGAATTAAAGGTACCACTGACTTAACTTGTTTAGTGTTCGCCATAGATCTAGCAAGTGCTTTTGTGTATCTACTAGCAAGTCTGTCATACAGGTTATCCTCGATCGCTTCTTCAGTGATCGCGAATGCAAGTGCAACAGTCTCGTGAGTGTATCTAGCAGTAAAAGTCTCTTGAGCATTGTCAAAAGCTACGCCAGAACCCTCAGGTTTAACTGAAGCATTTGCGAAACCTGATAACATAACTTCTTCTTCAAACGCTCTGTCTGAAGATTCTGTTGTGTAGATTTCAGCATGCTGATTCTCATAACGTTTATATTCCAGGCCGAATAAAGCATTCAAACCTGGCTCTAGTTCTTTAACTAGTTGTCCTCGTGATATCGCCATAGTTATTCTCCTTTATTAGATACCTGCGGTTTGTTTCAAGAAGTGTTCGTTAATAGTAACAATTAAGTTCGTGTTAGCTGAACCTAATTCATTATTATCGATTTCTTTTGACGCACCGATTATTTTTAGTTGAGCAGCTCCCGCAGCCATTGTTCCAGAAATTTCTACACCTGAAACATAGTTTGGTGAACTACCGGCTGCATACACTATATCTGCACAGTTACCAATATTGGTTTGCGCAGGTGTACCAGCACTTTGTATTTCAAACCTTTGATACGGATCATCAGATACAAAAGCAACAATATCTGTTGCAGTGTTGCCTGCATTTAAATGATTCGCATAAGTAGGTTTTTCAGTTGTTGCATCAGTAAAGAAAACACCAGTAAGTGATCCTAATAAAACATCAGACGCAGCAGCTACAGTAATTGTCCCTGTATTTGCCATTTCAACGGGATCGTTGAAATAAATTGCGGCTGCAGATGCAGCAATGTTGTATTCAGATAAACCTTGGTTGTCTCTATTCTGACCAACTTTTCCACTCGGTCTTAGACCGAATGCGCTATCTTGATTAGCCATAGTTGTGTCCTCCTTATAGACATTTATTTAAGTTTATCCGGCGGTTAGGAATTGTTAAAAAATTAACTTTTCTTTGAGCCACCGAAGGTTACACGCGTTTGCCTATCAATATTGATTGGCATACTTGGGTGCTGTTCCTTCATTAGATCGTTATCTACTGCCTCAACGTTGTCTTGAGCTTGTTTTCTATAATACTCAGCACGTTGTTTTGCGATCTCTTCCGGTACCCTAGCCAGCACTAGGCCACCAACTCCGATCACTCCCTTATATTTGCCATCATCTACAATTGGAAAGTCTGAGTCTGGATATTCATCAGCTCTTACTAATTCATATCCTGATCTTATTCTTCCAGAAACATTCTTAGTGTCTTGGAATCCTAAAGATTCAACTCTAATCCATCTATGTATAAATCCTGTTGGCGCAGGGGGTGCATCTAAACTTGATGGTGGAGTCCAAACTTTTTTATGAGCTGTTTTTTCTCTAGTTTGGCTCGCACGCGAGGTTCTTTTATCGTTATTATTTTCCATATGCTTATACCTCCTTCGTGATATTTAATTGTTTCGCATACTCTTCTAGCGGCACACCTAATTTTTTAGCAATTGCTACTTGTGATGGCGTGAGTCTCACAGTTTTGCGACCAGATTTAGTACTTCTTTTTGCAGATGCAACTGTCTGTACCGGCTTAGCCGTTTCCGTAGGTTCTATTTTAGCGAATTTCTGCGGAAATTCAAGTCTTATTCTTCTATCTATTTCAGAATAATACTCTTCGCTACTTGGATCAAAACCTTCTTGTTCAGTTAATTTCTTATGAAGATCAAAAGCAGTGTAAGTCATAGCTGAATCTTGACCAAACCATGAGTTTTTTTGGGCCCATGCTTCGGCTTTTGGATCAGGTGAACCTTGCGCTGTTTGTTGTCTTTGTTGTAAATTAACTTGAGGTTGTTGAACTTCTGTTTCTTTTTTCTTAGCATATAATTCTTGTTCAGCCTTTGCTTCAACAAATCTTGCTTGTTTATATGCGTATTCAGAAATTAAAGATTGAGCTTCTACTTCAGCATTAATATCTCCAGCTTCTCTTGCTGTAGCTAATTTTGCTTTTGCAGATTCTAAACCAGATTTAATACTATCTTCTGTAGTTTTTAATAAACTTGGTTCCATCTTAGAAAGTTTCTGCTCTGCTTTTTCTTTTTCAGTTAAAACTGATTTAGCATAAGTTAAAGCTTCATCTTTCTGACGTTCTGCTTCTCTCCATTTTTTAGTCAGCTTAGCTATTCTTTTTTGAACACTATCTGAATAATCTTGAAGTTCATCTTTTTTTGATTCTTCTTTTTCTTCAGAAACATTTTCTTCTGTTTTAGTTTCTACTTCAGAAGTTGTTTCTTCTTCAACAGCTCTTACTGTTGGTTCTTCTTTTACTTCAGGTTGTTCAATTTCAGCTGAGTCTTTTTCTTCAGCTATATCGACGTCCATTGCTGGCCCTGATGTATCGATATCGACTTTATTATTTTCTAAGTCTGGCATAGTTTCCTCCTAGTGTTACTATGATTAATATTGATGAAGTATATCTTCGGGTTTATCGATGGTTGCTAAAACTTCATCATCATTTAGCAATCTTACTTCCCCACCATCTATCTGTATTCTTGATCCAGCGTATCTCGCAAAAATTATCCAATCACCTTTTTTAC